TAAAAATGGTGGAAATAAATATATACAAATTGTTATAAAAATACATTCACCTCAGCAAAATTTCTCCACACAAGTGCGGATACAAATCTGAGGCTGTTTAAGCAATGGACTTGCACACTTATGTGCGATGATCTCGGGATTGATCATCACCAGAGGGTCTCACTCTGGAATTTTAGGAAATAATCGGGTTTTCATAGTAATACATGATTGGAGGACCAATGTAAAACATGGGTTGAAAATCTTCACCTGCAGCAACATGAGTCTGCAATATGTAAGGTGAAGCTTTTCCCGAACCAAGCGGAAAGCATCCCGCTACCTGATATTTTTGCTCCGTACTCTCGGCCGTAAAAGTGGTATGTTTACGTGCGACAGTAAAGCGCTTGTTCGAATAATATGGAACTTCGAACGTGTGGAAAGGATTGACTTGTGTATGCCAACGAGAAATGCCATCCAATCCTGAGACATCTTTTGCTCCTTCTAACATAGCTGACACATTTGAAAATGTGTCAACAGTGCCTCCACCAAAAGGAACAATAGAGTTCTCAATAGCATAGGGAATCTCAGCAGGAATCCGAGAAACAGTAAAACTGTTCTTGTTTGGAAAACCAGCATCAGAATCTACTAAGAAATCCATGCTAAAGGAAGCATCCCACAAATAGCGAATGCTCCCGCGCCAACCCATATAGGCGCTTGTGATGTACGAAATCAAAGGTGTATAACCCAAAACATAATCCGAAGTAAACGGAGCAATAGTCGGGTAACCAAAACCATTTGAATCTGGTGTATAACCCACTTCATGTGGGAAAGAATGCCGCGTCATCTTGGCATTTACCATCCATTCTGGGAAGTTGAAATCATTATTTTCCAATGAAATACACTCATGCAAACAATATCGCTTTAGTAAAGTGCGATACGATGCAATAGCTTCTCCAAAATAAATACGATTCATCGTATCATCAACTGTAGACTCTTTGCCCATCATGGCAACAGTCATTGGATCAGTTGGAACACTTTCGTATTCACCCTGTTGACGCAAAGGAGGAGGCGTCAATTCTGGTGGCAAATATGTATGCAGATTCTTAATGAATAAACTGGTTGGACCAGCCAATTCAAAATCATCGAGCATCGAAACAAATACATTGATTTGAATGTCATTATCGATGGTAGAATCTGGTGAAGTTAAGTCATTCACAACATATACCGCTAATGTACCATTTCCATCTTTGCTACCAATCGAGTTATAAACAAGACGAGTGGTAGAGTCGAAAGTGGCACCAGAAGCAGCAATGGTTTCGCGAAAGGGCGTTTTCTGCCCCCAACCTACATCAATAGTGAAATCGGTTGTTTCGGTGATATCCACAACTGTCGTATAAGCTGTATTGTACTCAGCTGAAGCGACGTTAGGATCTCCACCAAAAACGAAACCTGTGCCAATAGGATCATACACAAATTTAAGACGGCCTTTATGATAACCAGAAGCTACAATTTGAAAGCGGAAACGCATAGAACCCTTCCAATATTGAAAGGGTAAAGTGGCGAAACAACACGCTGGCATATGTATCTCTGGAGACTGACCGACAAAAGTAGTGAGTGTCCTATGAATTCCAGGGTCTACAATACAATTCCACAACAAATCCTCCGAAGTTTTGGTTGGAGGTAACTGCCATGAAAAGGTAGTATAGTAACTCTCACGAGTAGCAATATTCAAAATTGTCAACTCATCTTTCGCCTTAATGCCGGATATACCGGGATCAATCGATAATTCGTTCTTAGAATCGACTGTCAGGCGATTGAGTGGTTCCGCTCCATCACATAAAGCCAAAGATGACTTTGTAGTGGGCTGAAACGGTGTAGCAACAACTTGAGTTGGTTTTGAATAACCAAAAAGTGCTGCCATTGAACCAATAGCTCGAGCGCCAATTTCAGTGGCGCGAGCAAAAGGTCCAATGGTTGGAATACTCGTAAAAAGTGCTGCTGTTTTTGCAACAACACTAGCTGGCTTACTGACGATTCCCAGTACTTCATCTTTACCTTGATGGACAAGTCCTAAAGGTTGTTTGAGATTCAGACGACCGGGGGCCAGTTGGCCAGGTTCTGTTTGTGTAGGGACAGAGAAACTTACATTTTCTGCCCATGCAAAAACATTAATTGTAATCGGATCAACAGCACCGTTGGCGTGCTTCAAATCATTGATCGATTGCATGGTAATTTTCCCCATGGAACGCCAATCACGGTTAACAATATCTAAAACATTATCAGGTGTGAAAAATGGCAATTCCAATTCTCCTCCTTGATTTGTGCAAGGATCTAGGAAAATATGGGGTCGTTGGGAGGCACCCACTAAATCAACCAGTTGTAGTGGTCGTTCAGTTGTCAATGTATCGTCTAATGGTAATGGACGATAATTTGCTAAAACGCGGCCATAGTAAAAGGCGTTACCGTTAATAACAAACTTGACACGCATAGTTGCACGAAGCAAACGATAGTTGCTAATACGCGCTAATACACGAGGGTTTTCCCAATAAGTGGTCCAGGGGTCAATGTCAAAATTAAAATAACCATTAACATTCCACTGGTGTGAAAAGATCTTCACGGGTCGAGCAAAGAATTGATCGAGAGTAGCATCTTGTATCATTGCATCATCTCGAATCTTATCAAAGGGTGATCCGCGAGTATCTCCGAAACCCGTGTCATCATCACGAAATTGTACGTTCTGATTTTTCACAGGGTTTCCTGTCGAGAAGTCCATCTCTAACGGTTTATCTAGTACCGCTGAACTTTGCTGGGCAGTTGAGGCACTGCCTTGTCCATCTTCTTCTGTTAAATTACCAAGTCGAATGTCGGACATGCGGGAACGACTCAATTTCACCGCGTCCCTGTTGTTTGGGTGGATCACAACATCCAGGGGGGTATGATCTAGCAAAGCGTAGGCTCCTTGTTGTGAAAGGAGACTCGTATCCGTGTACCAGTCATAAGGTTCAAGATTGTAGTTGGGGACAGATGGTTCTTGTTCCATCCGACGCTTTTGTCCAGCGTCTAAGTACTCTTCACGCAAATCTTCCCATGTAGGGAAAGTTCCGCAAACAGCACGAATTCCAGTGGTATCGGCAACTTCCTTCAATTGCTGGGTTCTTTTCTCAAAAGTCTCGCGTCCCCATTGGAAATACTCACGACTAGCTCCTTTCAATGCTTGTGCAGCAATGGTTGAAGGTAGAACGTCAGTTCCTTTGGTTTTGCGGTAATTGTGTAAAAACTTCGCAATCGAATTCTCTTCGATAGGCGCGAGATACATTCCGATGTCTTCATCATATCGGAATTTTCGTTTCAAAAACGAAATCTCGCTAAGGGGGAGAAATGGTACTGACTCCGATCCTTTGTCAGCCATGGTATAGGTAATTCCAATTTCTGCCAGTTCTTGCGCTAATGTGGTGTGATTAAACAACCTTTCATTTTTGCTAACTCCAGCAGCATTGTCGTCACCATAACATGACAAAACAATGTTAACATCAAACCGTGGAATGATCACGTCTCCAGCTTTTGTATGCATGGAGTAATATGCGTATCGCAAGTAAAGCGAGTTCACAATATTATTGATGATAACGGTCAAAGGATGACCGGAAGGGTTGGAACCCAACATCTGTATGAAAATTCCATCATACTCATAAAGAGGATTAGAAATCTCTGTCGCAATTCCGCGCATAACAGTTATTTGTTCCTGGGTGTAACCGCATTGTTCGGCAACATCAATCAAAATTTCAAAAGCATACATCATCATCTGAATAGATATGTTCTTGTCATATTGTTTGTAATCGCCCGCAATCATGCGTTCAGTACCATGTTTAGTAAGACGTTTGACAAATTTGTCCCACTGAGGGCTCGTTGCATTAATTCCTACGGCACATTCGAGAAGGCCTTCAGAATCTTGAATCAATCGCACAATTGGTAGGAAATACTTCCTAACCAAACAAGTGAAAGCGAACTCACATCCGGTGAAAACACGGATTTTGTTCTTATCAAATTTCACAGGTTCATCCTTCAAGTTTCCTCGAAAAATGACATGCACGCGCTTTCCAGCAGCGAGTTCCTGTTCCATACGTTCTACTTCTTCCCAATATTTCGGGTCTTCGAAGTCATAAACGACAGAAATACCGTCGACTTTCCGTTCGACGGGACCTAAGAAGTATTTCTTTGCCTTGTTGATAGGAAAGCCCATGGAGGTATTCACATCGACTTTTTCAACAGAAGCTACTCCATCCACTCCGCTCAAGACAGCGTCTTTAGCATATGGATGAACTAACTCCTTCTTCTCAGGGTGTTCGTTGATATAATCTCGGAACGTTCCACGCAGGTCTTTAAATGCGCGGTTTAAAAGGTTGGGTTTCATCTTCCCACCTTTTGGGTGTGACATAGCTTGAAGATCACGTTGCCAATGAACATAGGATGGTCCCTTTTGAGGAGCACCATGTATCCGAGGCAAACCAAGAACTTCTTCTACGGTATCGGAAATTGGTGATTTCCGAACTTGCGATAAGAATTTCACACTTCCACCTGCATGAGCACCATAAGTGTCAACAGCTGGGAGATCACCATCCGCGTCTTCAGAAAGAAAATTGACGCAATGTTTAGGGTGGATGGTATCTGTAGGTGTGTAATCAATATCGTATTTACACGTAGGCATGTCACCTTGAGAATGCGAAATCAAAGGCATCTTACTGTTAAGATCAGATAAACCTTTAAGGACGTCACCATGTGTAATCAAAGAAGCTACACCAAAGTTTTCACCAGTACGACCAGCAACATGAAAACCTAAAATACAGGGTTTTCGTTGTCGCGTGATAAGAGTCGCACAACATAATCCAGCGAATGTCGGACGTGGGTATTTATAACTCACTCCTTCAAACTCTTGATCAGTGGTAAAAGTTTGTTTAGAATCAATGAGAACAGTGTCACGAGAGATTTCACATGTCTCAGCACGATGCACAATATCACAAAATAGTTTATCAGTTAATTCAAAATTACCTTCTGCAAGGAATTTACATAAATCAGGAACTGATCCACCAGCTGTTAATCGTACAAGTGCTAGATCGTTAGGTAATTCGACCCAA